TATACGGCAATCCAGTAGGAACTAAATATCCAGGAGAAGGAAACTGCCCTGAAGGTATGATGTGTATTCCTGAAAACGAATTTCATATGCAGCTCGAACAAGCAGGTATGGAATACGACGAAACATCAAGAGAGATACAACCCGTAGGTGATGCCGAAGCCATCATAGACTTTACAAAAGATTTGTTATTTTTAGATATTAGTGTAATATTTAATATGGCAATTCCCTTAACAATATTCGCAATATACGGTTTAACAATCTATGCGGCGGTGAAATTCATTCAAAAGAAATTGAGTTAAATTATGAAAACATTATTACAAAGAACAATAAAAGATAAAGAAGTGAACTTATATCCAGTCTGGTTAATGAGACAAGCTGGAAGATACATGCCAGAGTACATGGCCATGAAAGCAAAATCAAATGGCTTTTTAGATATGGCACTTACTCCTTGGAAAGCAGCAGAGATTACAATGCAACCAATCAAAGAGTTTGATATGGATGCTGCTATTATCTTTTCTGATATTCTTATTGTTAATCATGCTCTTGGTCAAGAATTAGATTACACTCCGAGTCCCGTTTTAGGACCTTACAACGAATCATTTTGGAATACAGATTTTGATACATTCCTCACAAGATGCCAACCTGTTTATGATGCGATCAAGCTGGTAAGAGAAGAGCTTGATGATAGTAAATCACTTATTGGATTTGCAGCTGCACCATATACCCTATGTAAGTACATGTGCGGCTCTGTAGAACCCGATATAGTTAACCGATTAATACCATATATAGTAGAACATCTATCCTCACAGATTGACTACGGTTGTGATACGATACAGATCTTCGACTCTTGGGCTGGTGATATATCAGAACATGACTTTGACGAGATCATTATCGAACCAACAAAGCTCATTGTTGATGCTATACGTAGTCGACATCCAGAAGTTTGTATTATTGCTTTTCCAAGATTAGTTGGTAATAAAATAAACAAATATATTGAGATTGTAAATCCAGATTGTACAAATATCAGTGACGATAAGCCAGTTGATGAAATCGAAGGCGAAGTATTACAAGGTGGTATTGCAGTTAAAAGACTAATCAAAGGAGAAGATATTACTCCTGTTTTAGATAAGATGAAAGGTAAACCGTACGTAGTTAATTTAGCTCATGGTATCGATAAAATTACACCAGTAGAAAATGTAAGAAATCTTGTTAACAAAGCAAAAGAATATCGAGAGAATGTTTAAGTACCTCACTAAGTGGTGGACAGTACTTATAACAGTCGCGGGGTTTTGTGCGCTAAGTATTTCAAACCCATCATTCATACAATCATTAGAATATAATTATTATGACTCGTTACAGCAAGCTAAAGAAAAAGAGATTATTGAAGAAGTGGTCCTTGTCAATATCGACGAAACCGCAATCGCTGCCGAAGGTCAATATCCTTGGCCTCGCGGTTCTGTTGCTAAGTATCTACGCGACGGCCCTGACGATTCTCTTTATATACTCAATGTAATTTATTCAGAAGCAGATAGATTCAAAGAAGATCATTTATTACAGGAAGCAATGGCAACCAAAGCTGTTGTATTAGCTTCTGCTCCAACTCAACAAACCACAGGAGGTGTAGGCAACTTTGTCGGTGTTGCTACATTTGGTGACCAAGATGCAAACTGGCTCTACAATATTCCGGGGTTACTTTATCCCATTGATGACCTTTCTAGTTTTGCCTTTGGCATTGGCGGTGTACTTGCAGTACCTGACGAACCAACTGGGGTTGTGCGAAGAAGCCCACTTGTCGTTAATGCAGGAGGAAATCAATATCCCAGTCTCGCTCTTGAGGCTTTGCGGGTCTTCTCTGGAGAGTCTTCCTATCAAATGAAAGTAGGCTCTAATGGAGTCGAATGGATTCGTATGGGACGTCAAGATCCTATTACAACAAACGCACAAGCAGAAATACCAATTGCGTTTTGGAATCAATTTAAACAAATTAGTATTACTGATCCATTACCAGCAGGAAAGGTATTGTTGTTTGGAATAACTGCAGAAGGTTACTCTAATCCAGTCGCAACCCCAGTGGGTGCAATGTATCCCCACGAAGTTCAAGCTCAGTTAATTCAGACCTTAATTTCAGGATACGAAATAAAGATTCCCGACTGGTCTGCAATATTCGAGCTCTTGTGTCTGGTCTTAGTGAGTCTAGGAATCCTTGCAGCGGTCTATGCCTTACCCATAGTTCCTGGGGTGATAACGTCTCTTCTTCTCGTTGGCTCTGCATACGGAGCGAGCTATTATTTTTGGACTTCATCATTAGTCTTTGTCGATGCAACCTTGTCTTCATTAGCATTCCTCGTAGTGTTTGCTCAGTCAAATTTTAATAAGTATTATATCACATTCCAACAGAAACGTCAAATAGAAAAGCAATTTGCAGGCTATGCATCGCCCACAGTCGTAAGACTACTACAAGAGAATCCCAGTCTTATTAAAGATGGAATGAAGCGTGAGATTAGTATTTGTTTTTCTGATTTGAGAGGTTTCACTCCACTTGGAGAAAGCTTTGGCGATGATGTAAAAGGTTTAACAGATTTAATGAACGAATATATGGATGCGATCACCGAGCCAGTACTCCATGCAAATGGTATGATTATAAAGTATATAGGAGATGCTAGTATGCACATTCACAATGCTCCTATAGAAGATCCTGACCATCCAAAAAGTGCAGTTCAAACCGGTATCAATATGCTTCGAGCAGTAGAGAAATTTAACGATAAGATTACAGCAGAAGGAAGACCACCAATTGGTATGGGTGCAGGTATTAACACAGGTCTTGGATATCTCGGTGAAATGGGATCCACAGCAAGACATAGTTATGATGTACTTGGTGACAGTGTTTCAACAGCTGCACGAATAGAATCAAAGTGTAAAGAGTATGGATGCTTATTATTAGTTGGAGAAGAAACGGTTGATCGCTGTAATAAAAATGATTTCTTTTTCTTAAAAGTAGATGACTTAGCAGTGAAAGGAAAAACTGTTGGTGTTGGAATACATACTGTGCTTGACTTGAATAAAGATAAATATATTAAACCGGCTCAGATGCACAATGATATGCATATGAATTATCAGAAACAAGATTTTGATAAAGCAATTAAAATATGTAATGATTTAATGGAATGTTTCGAAGGTCAAATGAAGGGATACTATAACATGTGGATTGAGCGTTGTGAATACATGAAGACGCAAGATCTACCAAAGGATTGGAATGGCGTTTTCATTGCGACTACTAAGTAGTTTATTACTATTAACTTTATCATTTTCTGTTCAAGCTTCGTTCGTACCTGAACCATCTAAAGCACAACAACAAAAATTCAAACACGGTTGGGTAGCTCCTTATAATCCAGATTACGCTAAGCAATACGTACAAGACATCAGTTATGGATTCAACAATAATCGCTATCAAATAATCAAAGATATAAAGTTCTATTCTGAATTTGATTTGGTAAAAGAAGAAATTGCTTTCTGGGCAATGATTATTGCACAAATCGCAGATGTACATTCAACATACGAAGGTGTTAAGTATGATTGTATTACAGAGTTTAATCCTTTGTTACCATCTAGACCACTAATACACGAAATGGTGTTATTGAAAACTGCAGTCATTATGCCATCAAGAGAATTTCTTTATACAGAAGAAGAGCTAATCTGGTATGATAGTATTAACGCTCTTATTACTGGATATGCAGCATACAGAAATTACAAAATAACTAAAGAAGCTGCAGACTCAGGTTACTGTAACAAACGATAGACAATAAAAAAGGTCCAGTTTTTACACTAGACCTTCAGGGTTTTATTGCTCAACTCAACGATGCGATCTCATCACGTCAGCTTACGCCAACGATGCAACTTCTAGAATCATTACTCCTAAAAACAGAGTAACTATTAGGCACTCGACACAAATCTCACCATTTAGCTTCAGCAAAATATTTTTTGCTTTCTGCATGGTAATTCCTTAATTAAGTTAATTATGGTTATTGTTTCGAGCTTGTCTGCCAGAGGCGTATGGACTCTCACCATATCCGTTGCCTTTAATCTTTAGAGATGCTTTATAGCTCCCTGCGGACTCCATGGTTGAATCCAATGTTTATAGAATGATCTAAACCATTTTCTAGACATTTGGACTCACTCCCAGTAAAGAAATACAAAAGACGCAAATTAGAGTCACTAGTTCTATTCTGTCTTTAATCTTAATTGTATTCATTTTACTTTAGGACACTTGCTTTTCATAACATACTCGGAAGCTTTTTTAGCTTCCTTTCGATCTAGAAAAGAGTCTCTGTTTTTATCGGCGTGGTCAAAAAGGTGTTTCTTAACAACACAGCCAGATGCTTTCAGCTCATTAACACTGATTAGACTGTCACGGTTTATATCAAATCGTTCCATTCTCCAGTCAGCGAATGCTGGAGTTGCTATTACGCATGCAACTAATGCGGTTACTGCTTTAGACATATATTTCCATAAAGTGTCATACTAGTGTCATACTAGTAAGTAAAAATAAACCAACAGTGGCTAGGCCATTACGCTGATTTATAATTACCCAACTATTTATACCATAAATGTATAAAGCATTATAAAAAAGTAATATATTGTCATTACTTTTCGTCATAGCCGCTATTCGTCGTCGAACTCCTGATTTACTTGCTCAACACGAACAACTAGCTCTTTGAGAAGTTGAACCAATTCGTAGCCAATATCTTTATCTGTTTCTGTGTCTATTTCGACATCAAATCTAATTTTCATACGTTTTCCTTAGTTCCACTCAACGTGTCTTCTTTGAATGTAAACATCAACTGCGGCAGCATTTGCCATTCCACCAATTACATCTCCATGGTAAGTATGACCAATCATGTTTCCAGTTCTTTTGTTAAGAACTTTGTGGATTGGCTTTCTTGCCTTGACAGTAACTCTGTATCTAAGAGGATTTCCTCTGCGATCAACAGCTCCGGAATATTTAAGTTCTTTGTTCATGCTTTTCACGTAAGTCTTGATATTCTCAACACTCAACATATCTTCAGCACAAAAGATATCAAATGTACCTTGGTAAGCTTCAGTTCTTTGTTTTCCGTTAGTATCAAATTTCATTGGTTTTCTCCATTATTTAAATTATAAGTATATTATATCAAATTAAAAGGGGTTTGTCAACCCCTTTGCTGAAAATAATTGACTTATTTTTAAGCTGCTCCCGCCATTTCGACAGCAAGATCAAGAGCGTCTAGCTTTTTCCTTGCATTTGCACCGAATAAAGAAGATGTTGCTCTTGCATCGGCTGATCGCCCAAGTTCGTGGTCTGTCATATAAGTAACAGCGTTAAGAGCATTCCACCAAGAACCTTTTGCAAAGTCTGCTCCAGGTTGTGTTTCCACAATCTCGAGTGCACGTTCACCAGTTCTGCTGAGAACTTTATCATCTTGAGAAGATGTACCAAAGACTTTACCAAGGAATCTAATATAAGCTTCATCGGTGTACCTTTTGGATCCAAGAAACTCTGCAGCTTCTTTGAATTGTGCTATACGAGTATGTGAGATACCAAGTAGTTCTTTAACCACTGAAGCGTCAAACTCGTTTCTGTGAGATAGTCTTACAGCTGGTTGATTCTTTTCAGTTAGTGCCATTGACAAAGTGTTGTTACATACTACACGAGTCATAACAAACTTAACATCAATACACTTACCGTACTGGTGAGGATTTGAGAAGAGTAAGTAGCCTTTGACTTCGTCGCCACCGAATACTGTAAACCCGTCTCTGACGTCTGCAGCTGCAAACACCATTTTACCATCGTGGATTGAACCAGCGGTGTCCATTATCATATCACCTTCAGCAACGAACTCGTTAAAGAATTCAAATGCTTGTTGGTTTTGACAAGGATTCCAGTTACCACCAACGTTGGTTAAGATTTTGCCATCAGATTCTCGTATGAGAGACTGCTGACCTGTTGGAATTTGCTCACCATTGTGATCTACGAAGGATGGTACCTTCTTCACAGTCCAATCTAAGTTGGCTGCTTTCATCATTTCAGTTGGTGTCATGTCGTCACTTACAGGTGTGCCGAGCCCATGCCATGGAACTCCTTTGCTAAGTCTGTAAGCCATTTGGGCTTCGTTGCCGATCATTTCAAGTGCGTGTGCCATAATATATTCTCCGTTTAAATGTAGTTTTTCGCTTTTGTTTAATTATTTAATATGTATATTATATCATAACAAAACGTATTTGTCAACTGTTTTGTTAACATATTTTCATTTATTTTTTGATACAAACTTTACGACTTCTTTAAGACTCATAGTTGTAAGTAGATCTGAGCCACCATCTTCGGCTTCTGTAACTGCAAAGATCCAGTCTACAAATTTGATTCCAAGATGCTCTTGTGATTCTTTTCTTTCTGCGAGGTCTGGTGAGTTAACCCAGATTTTGTATCCGTTTGTTTCGTAGGAAGGTAACTCGTCGTTACCCCAAGATGTGTCAGTCCATTCGTTAGGAATGTCGTAGCCTTTTGTGTATTGATCCCAAGTAATCATTAAGCCACCTCAAAGTTACAAGGAGTTCGAGCTGGGACTACTTCGGTAAATCCGAAGTTAGCTACTATAAAGATTTGACCCGTTTGAGTGTCTTCGATTAGATCACCAACAGATGTGCTGTGACCAGGCTCGAATGTGTGAACTGCGTCGGGTGTTTCCCAGAGGTTGGTTATCTCAAATACATGATTTAAATCACGAGCTTCAACTTCATACTTGTCATTGAATAATGCAATGAAAGCAGGATTTGCTTTAAAAGATTCGCCGACATTGCCGTGCATTAGTTCCATTTTAGCGAACCATTTCTTTGAGCGGCTTGTAGCACCATCCCAACCATACAGGTTTGGGTACTCTTGCTCTTCTTTGTTGAAGGTGATTTGTTTGACTATGTATCTGTTCATATTTGATATTCTCATTTAATTAATTTATGAGTATATTATATCAAATCAAATGGTGTTTGTCAACCCCTAAACTGAAAATAAGTCAATTATTTTTATATCAAATGGTTATAAGCTTATAACTTTGAATTATATGAGGAAAATGAGGCAAAATAGACCTACCCACCATAACCAGTGGGCAGATTTTAGCTCTTCAATGATTTTCTTAATCATTTCGTATCCCAGTTATCAGACAGCATAGATTGTGCTTTGATAAGCAGAATAGGATCAGCTTTAGTCAAGATGTTGAGCATGTATTGCTTCTCATGCTTGAAAGCCTTGTGGAAGAACTTTTGATCGTGTTCTATAATGGATTCAGCATTAGATATTAGATCTGCAATTTTAATGCTCTGGGACTCAGGTGGTCCTAATGCGAAATGATCAGCATCCATCTTCTTACGAAACTCACGGTTCCCATCTTCCTTTTCGGAAACATTAGAACAGTAGTGGACAAGCTCAGCTATATGATCGCCGAACTTAGCTGTGAGATCAGAAAATGTTACTGGAGTATCTTCAACTACGTCATGCAACAAAGCAGCTGCAATCATCTCAGTAGTATGTTCAATGTTGTCTTCTAAAATTTGAGCAACATGAATTGGATGAGTAACATATAACTCACCGGTGTATTTTCTTCGCTGATCGCCATGAGCTTCTATTGAAAGCATCAAAGCGTCGTTTATTAGTTTTTTGTTAATCATAAGGTATATTATAACACAACTTAATGTGCTTGTCAACAGTTAATGTATAGTTTGATTACCGTTTTCAAATAAGATTTCAAGTAGTTCAGTGCACTCGTTGATGTGTCCTGCTTTGACAATATCAACTACACTTGGAAACTCGTCTTCTGATTCTACTGGTAGAGTATAGATTTTCTTTTGTTTGACAGGGCCGAACATATCTTTCTTAAAAACGTCTGCTGCATTTTTTGTTCTGAACGAACAACACGTTGTTAACTTAAAAGGATTGTTAGCAGAGAAGCATGCAAAGATTCTGCTATCGCCTTCGTAGCCAAGCTCTTCACCGTCGTATGTTCCTAAGAACACACCCATATCTTTATCAGCTAAAATGTACCTTGTTTTTTTCATTGATTTCAGAATATTTCTCCCTTACGGCTTTAAAATGATCTAGATAATCAGCAATATCAAATACAAAAGTTTGTGGCTCGTTATCGTCTACACCAATAAACACTACACCTTTTTTGACTTCTTGACCTGTCATTTCAGTAAAGGCTTTTCCGTAGAATGCTACTTGCATAAAGTATCCGAGAATGTGTTCTTCTTTTTTAACACGTCTTGATGTTTTAAAATCAATCACAGCAAGTTCACCTTCCCATTCACCAATACAGTCAACTTGACCAGCGGTCTGTAGTTCGTCACTATAAAGGAAACATTCTTGGAACCAAACATTGTTTACTTTTTCATCTAATACTTTTTTCATTGTATTAAACAAGAACATGTTTGCAGGCTGTACACCTTCTTTCCAATCTTCTTTGTTATCAATATAGTTTTCACAGATCTTATGTACTGCTGTTCCACGTCTTGATGCTTGAGTTGATATACGATTAGCTTCTGCTTCTCCAACTCGTTTGCGCCAAGCATGAATAGAATCTTTTGATAAAACTCCAAGTACTGTGGTGACTGAAGGATAAGCTTCACCAGTGGGTGTGAAGTATCGCCTTCCTTCTTCTGTTGTTTTACGTGTCAGTTTTGGTAATTCAATACCATGATTAAAATGCTCAAATGCCATAATATAAGTTCTCTTTTTGTTTTAACTAACTAACTTCAGTTGTTCTTGACTCACCTAAAAACTGTTCTTTAAACGCCTCAGCATCAGCTGATGTCTCAAACATGAAAGTATAAATGTTAGATTCCATATCAAATGAATGGGTGTAACTTTTTTCTTCCACTTCAGTTTCAAGGTAAGCAAAGCATTCTTCTTCAAGTGTGGCCGCAACCTTCACTCTAAAAACCTGCTTAGTCAACCAAGTTAGTCTGTATTCTGTTATTTCTTGTGTCATAATATTTTACCGTTGGAGTATACGGGGTCCATAAGGAACCCCGTTTTATGTTCTCTCCCTTTATTTATTAAGCTACCGCAACTCTTCCATATGATACAGGAGTTCGTACTTCCTTAGTCATATGATTTTCCTTTGCAATAATGTAATCTTTAACGAGCCCTGATCTTACAATATCATCAACACCAAATTTAACGATGCTGAATAAATTTATTCGATCTAAGACTTTCACGAATTGGGCTAAGCCTGATATATCATTCTTGTGTCTATTGGTAGCCAAGTCGTCTTGAGCTGTGTCTCCACAGAAAAAGATTTTGCTTGTCTCACCGACTCTTGTAATGATACTGTCAAGTTCGTGATACGTCATTGACTGACATTCATCGACTATAATAATCGAATTATCAAATGTCAATCCTCTCACAAAAGATGAAGTCATAAATCTTACTTGGTTTTTTTGCTTTAAGATATCCCAAGCATCTCCTCTACCAAATAAATCATTGGCAATATCGGCATAGGGTGTAGCGTAGACTGCTTCTTTTTGAGCTTGAGTGCCAGGCATAAAACCTTGCTCTCTTGTCTGAACTGCTGAACGTACGATAACAACTTGATCGTACTCATCCTTTGATAAAACATCATTAAGTGCTAAATACATAGCACACATTGTTTTACCGGTGCCTGCCGTACCAACTGCACAGATATTATAGCCTTGTTTATAATCATCAAACAAATCAGCTTGTGTATCTGTTATTGGGTGAATGGGTCTCATGGAAAACTTAGAATCCATTGTACCATTCTTTATTTTTCGAGCGAGTCTTTTCCTCTCCTTTTGTGATTCACGACGTGGTTTGGACATATAGAACCTCCTTTGAATGCAGATCGTAGACTATTTCCAGTCATTGATCTTATTTCCAGTATAGCTTTTATTAGATTTCATTGACGAAAGTATATCACGAAAACCTTGATCTGGTTTCATTCGACCAAGGCGCGCGCTCTCAATCACAGGGCGTGGCGCTGAAATTCTTTGCTCTAGGTGGGGGTTTTCTTTGAGGTAATCTGCCTTTGCAGCGATCTTCATAAACTTCTCGAAGTTTTCGCCGGTTTCGGTATTGTAAAATTCGTATGTAGGCATTAATGCATCATCCAATCTATCATGTAATTATTTATTAATTCTAAGTTAGCATCTCATAGATTTCTTTCCAATTTTTTACTTTTGGAATCGAATCATTTTCATAACCAACATTGAATAAGTGTTCTATAAGCACTGATCGTAAGCCGAGATTTAAACCACATTCTGCATTCAGCGGTTTATCTTCAACCCATAAACAACCACTATCCTTATAAGGTAGTAAGCCATCATCTTTATCAGCACCACAATCTAAACAAACTATTTTTTCAAACACAGACGGCCCAAAGAGTTTCTCTAAGTTCTGCTGTCTGAGCTTTCCTGCATAAAAGTCTGTACTCAAACTTGTAATACAGTGGAAAATATAGCCTTCTTCGTGTAACCTTTTAACGTACTTAATAGCATCTCTTAAACCAGGTAGGAATCCAATCCTTGCTGATTCGTTAAACTGCCTTACCAGTACTCTACTTTCGGCTTTAGTAAGGTCAAACATCTCTGCGATGTCATATACGCCTTCTGTAACCACTTCGTAGTTATTCTCAGACATCCATTTGACGAATGAGTATTTCCAATCTAGTAGTACGCCATCGCAATCTACTAGTATTAATTTATCTGTTCTATGATCCATAATATAATTTTTTCCTATTTAATAGTATATTATAACACACTTTAAGTGGTTTGTCAACCTTTATTTAAAATAGCTTTCGATGTCCCAATTTGGTACGTACTGGTCAACCTGGGGCTCACTCGTCCACGTAATTTCCCTGTTATAGGGTTTATATGAGGCACCAGAAAAGTAATCCTCGTAACACACAAGGACACCTGGTACCCTTTTATACATGTCGCTCATGGTCTCATAATTTCCTACAAGTTGTTTTACTAAGGCTTTTGTTTCGACATCAGTCTTGCTGTTTGTGAAATCACGGCAGTTTGGATCAACTGTATTTCGGTACGTCGGTGCATTCATATATGTACCACGATGTACTTGGTGCATTCGTCTTACATATGGATCGCCTAATCCATCTCTTTGATCTACAGCAACATTGGTTGCAAAACCAGTTTTATCGAAAGAGCCACTCAATCTCACTTCCATCCAACTCTTAATCTGCGCCATAAAGTCTCTACGATAAAGATAGTATACTTTATCTGCATTCTTTAATACGGTCTCAAGCTGAAATGAATTGCCTTTGAAATGGCTTGGCATAATTTTATAACAAGCTGGATGCCCTTTGGCTAGTTCAGTATGAATGTTCCATCTGCTATAAATGAGATTTTGATTGTGATTACAAACACCCTGTTTAACTAATTCACCAACACCAGGAATACTTCCAATCTGGTGTGGCTTCTCATGAGAAAACAACTCGCCCTTGTAAGGTAAGTTGTATTCTTCAGATTTTATTAATGTGAATGTTGTAGACGCTGTTCTAAAATTAGTTAAAACAACTACGTTAGACATCATACTTATCTTTGAGCCTTTGCCTTCTCTTCATTTGTTTTCGTTTATTTTTCTTCTTCTCGTTTAAACGAACTTCTGTTTTATAGTTAGTTCCAAACTCGGAACCATCGCGATTGGATTCGCGAAAATCCTTGTATCGCTTGGCCATAGGTCACTTCCTTATCGCATATCCATGGGGGTTTCAAATAAATCAGGGAAAGCTTCATCAAGAGTTGCTTTAGTTAAACCTTTCACTTTTGTATGAGATATCATATTATGAGCGATCAGCTTTGCGTCGTCATTATCAATATCTTCTAGAAGTTTAATGAATAAAGCTTCACGTTTGATTGCTGCCATATCATCATAACCACCACCTTTGAAAAAGATCTTGAGACGTCTAGCTTCTCTATATAGCATAGTTTTAGCTTCATCTTCAAAATTGTTTTCTTTCCACGGGGGTGGGCTGTCTGGTAATAAGAACTCAATACGCTCATCGTATATAAGGCGCAGAACGTTTTTAAAAGGTACGTTTGAATTGGCTTGAAGCCACGCTACCTTGTCTGCTTTTGTTTTCTTTTTAGGAAGTTCATCAAGAACCTCTGTCATTGATAATCTAATCATTTTAAAAATCCTGTATATCTGTTATCAAGTTTTTCAACTTTTTCTTTACAAAGAAATTGAATAGATGTTGTCTACCTACTTCTTTTGCATTGTTATATTGATCTAAGATTTGATCTCCGTACTCAGATGGTATTTGACTCAAGTCAATCATCTGTTTGTTTCGATTAAATCTAAGCTTTGTTTCGTCGTCCATTGCATCGGGCTCAGAAAGAAATTGTGTAATTCTTTTCTTAGTCATTGGTCTTTGTCTTTCACCAACGGCTAGGCAGTTATCAGCACTAAGTATATTTGGAATACCGTCACCGACATCACCTCTTAACACGTGTTCCTCAAGGTATTTATCTGGGTTGTCATGCCTTACCCACTTCTTCATAACGGGATTATATTGGTCCACGTTACCATAAGTTTGTAATTGAATGAAGTCTTTGTCACCAGATAGTATTAATATCTTTTCAGCACCT